GAAAAATAGAACATAGAACATAAACTAAAATATATATATACAAACTACAAAAATTGATCAAAAATGTGACTAACTAACATATTTCATAGAAAAGTGCACCTACACATAATCTGGATAGTCGTAATCAACGTGCATAACGCGGCGTCCCAAACGTGTTGGTATGAATTGACCTACACGTAAGTGACCCACTTCATGCACGAACTCAAGAACTTCAGCTCTTGTTAGCCCGTATCGATTGAGGAAACCTTGATCCACATTGGTCTGAAAATTGACCAGCTCACCACCACTTTCCAACATTTTCCTAGAGCCATTGATGGCCTCACCCTTAACAGAGTGGGTACCTGGGAAACGTGTTCTCAATGCAGTTAAAGCTTCATATGTGGGTTCATTTTTCAACCCCAAAATGACGGACCCCAAGAATCTATCCATGCGTTCAGACCATGGCATGGAATTAAACTGTACATCCGATACACCTAGCATTAAAGCAACCAGGTCATCGTTAACAGCACCGAAATTCTTGAGCACCGACCCGAAGCAGAGGGAAACAATCATACCGTCAGGTGTCATAGTGCCATAATGTTTGAGAAACGTCACTTGCTCAAACATTTCACAATACTTGACAGTAACCTTGTGGCCATTCAACAGTGCACCTTTGCGTATACAATGTGTCTCGTACTCAACCATGTCTAGCTTGGCTCCATAGCCATAAGCCCACACATGGAATGTATACAACAAATTGATCAAGCTACCTGTGTGATTCAACACCGTCGTTAAAACACTACCAGAACCCTCAAACGGACAAGAGAATTGTATATCAAAAAACTCCTCCGGATGTGCTGGGTTTGTCGCTCGAATAGGCAACATACACTGTTCCATTAAACCCTCAGCTTCCTCTCCACAAAATTCACGCAACGCGAGATACGTAGCGTAAAAGGTGCAGAGACCCTGTCTGGAGTCATTTGATGACACATCAACCTCGTACATACGACCCTCGAAAAACACAACTTGGTCATCACTGAAAATTACGCATTCCATGTGGTGATCGGTTCCTCTAGCCTTATATAAACGGTCGAAAATCTCAACCAACTCCGGACTACTCGGGATGGCAAAAATGGTTACACTACACGTAAAGTGGCCCTTTTCAGTTCGTACCTCAAAGTAGTGTTGTCCATGCATACAGTGCTAGTAATACACTGGTATGTCATTCGCATACATGCACCCGGCGTCATAGGTTACAAACAAACGTGGGTCTTTACCAGCCTTCGCGGTCTCACGCTTAATTTGTGCCTTCAACAACCGGACAAATATATCCGAGTCTGGACTCCATTTCTTGCCATTAACGTATCGTCTCCTAAGCTCACGCTTGCTATGGATGATTTCCGCAACCCAATGCCTGCGTATGAACTTAGGCAATCTGGTGATGAATGCTTTCCACGCACCATGATACGCCCAATGAGCCCCTGTGTACACTGTGTCAATAAGATTCTGCATCCTACCAACACTCACTTTATCCTTGATAAAGTTTGACAAACTACACATCACGCCTTCGTGTATGTGAAGCTCATCGTTGGCATCGGTGTACGAACGATTCAACTCCATCAGGAAATCATGATCATCATGAGCACGTTTCCACGTGTCCATCGTTAAACGAGCATAGACCTTTGAATCCCTGATATTCTTTGCCTCACTAGTATTGCTCGAATGCGCCCTTTTGAGCATAGTGGCGGCTACGAAATTATTAGCACGATAAGTTTCCTCATCCTCATCGCACCCGATCAAACGTTTCAATGCGGCCATGTAAACACTACCTGTCTCAGCAAACTGTGTTGTGGTGTTACAGTGTAAGTCACACATCCGAGTTATGTGACGCACTTTTCCGTCGATTGGGTGACGCCAACCGACGAATTCCACTAACTGTGCTTTGCTACCCCTCTGTCCATCCTCGACA